AGACCCGCATATCCCGCTTATTTCAAGCACTTAAATAACATCACCCGCATAATCCTGCATATTATATATTGTAGAGAAGGATAGTACCTTTAGTTCTTTTACTAGTGGCTCCGATAAGGACGCCACGCATACACTCGGTATCTAAATCATTAACCTCGGCTTCACTCATAGCGATTAGATCCTCGCTCCCTAAGTAGCCGCATCCCTCAAAACGAGGGATTGTAAACAACCTCGAAAGAGTGCAATATGACCGCAGCGCAAGCAATCACTTCACCAAGACCTGTCGGCAGACCTCCTAAAATAACAGACCCAAATCAACTATCAATAATCGGTAATCAATACTTCGTTAATTGCGATAACCAAGAAAAACCCTACCTTATCACCGAGTTAGCACTGGCTCTCGGATTCAACGGAAGACAACAACTAATTGACTACGAAAACAAACCAGAATTTCACGACACAATAAAGGCTCTGAAATCACGCTGTGAGGCGTATGCAGAGCATAAACTGTACGTCGGAACAAACCAGACCGGCGCAATCTTCGCACTCAAGAACTACGGTTGGAAAGATAAGCAAGACATTGAGATTACTCACAATTACGACATTACTATAAGGTTGGAGGATGCACGGAAACGACTCGCATCGGCTAGAGCAGTGCCCGAAGTGATTGAAGCTGAAGTCCTAAAACCTATGGATAGCATAGGTAATAACGATGATAATACCTGTTCATAATTCGCACACATTCTGTATGTCATTGAAAGCACTAAGTAAGTAGAGATTATCATAGTTTACATATTGTATGTTATAAGACAGTTATATAATACATATGCTTTCAAAAGCATGCTTATTAGTTTCCAGGCAAGGGGGGGGTAGGGGAGGATCAGGGAAACGGGGGCCTCAAAAACACTACCACCCTCTAATAAATAATATAAAAAAAATATAGAATAAAAAAAATGAGAGATAAATTTAAATGGTAATAAATAACCTGTTACAAAAAATATTATAATCACAAGAAGTGGTGTTTTCCTAGGCGGTTAGTGTTGTGATTTAAAAAAATATATGAATTATAAATTTAGGGGGTTTTGAAGAAAGGAAGGGTAGTATGATAGTTAGTGAGGAGATAACGAGTGGTAGTGGTAGTGATACAGTTAGCAGATATTTAGAGGGATTGAAGTTAAATAGAGCTGTTGGTTTCTATTTACTGATAGCAGATGTGAATGAATTGCGGGATTCTCTTGCTTGTGTGGATGCTGTTGAGAAGCATGAGATAGGGGTTAAGTATAAGGATATTGAGAAGTTTTATACTTGTGCGGAGTTTTTGGAATTACTTGGTTTTGAGGTAGTGAAGGTTGGGGAGTGAGAGATTAAGTGCGCGTGATGTAGCGCGGGAGTTAGCGAGTGATATAGCGGGTTTGGTGCGTGACCCATACGGGTATGTCATGTATGCGTTTCCGTGGGGTGCTGGTGAGTTAGAGGGTGAGAAGGGGCCTGACGTATGGCAGCGGGAGATACTGGAATGTGTAGGGTCTGGGTTAGCGAATGTCAATCAGGCTCTACAGATAGCTGTAGCTAGTGGGCATGACATAGGGAAGGCGCAGCCAAAGTCACTGATATTTGAGACTCCTGATGGGATGAGGGAGTGGGGTGATATAAAGGTTGGTGACAGGGTATTTGGTGTAAATGGTGAAATTACTGAAGTTATAGCCGTGCATGAAAAGGGTGTTCGGCAGGTTTATGAAGTAAGTTTTGATGATGGTTCTTCTACTTTATGTTGTGAAGACCATATATGGACTGTACGTGGTCGGTCACAAAGGAGGATGGACAGATTTGGTGGTAAAAAGGGGAACTGGATACAGAAGACGACAAGAGAGCTTATTGATTATGGAGTAACAAGGCCGAACGGTGTTTTACGAGCGAGGCAATGGGAGTTGCCATTAAGCGGTGCTGTTGAGTTTGATAATAATTATTCTATTGATATAGACCCTTATGTTTTAGGATTGTGGTTAGGTGATGGTGGTCGTGAGAGTGGTCGTATAACGACTAACGATGAAGACGTATTAAGTCAATTAAAGTTTCGGAACATCAATTATTCTACGGGCAGGAAAAACGGTACAGATGCTTTATCCATAACTATTTACGGGTTGAAGGTAAAGTTAAGAGAATTGGGTATATTGGATAAGTATAGTTATGAGAAGTCTGTTCCTGATTCTTATAAGTATAGTGATTCAAATATCCGTGCTGAAGTATTAAGGGGTTTGTTAGACACCGATGGAGAATCTAATAAATATGGTGCGATATTATTTTCGTCAACCAGTAAATGTTTAGCTGAAGATATTATATGGTTGGTTCGTTCATTGGGCGGCAAGGCACGTATATCACCTAAAGTAAAAAGACCATATTATACTAATGGAAACGGGGAAAGGGTGGAAGGGAGAATTTGTTATCGTGTTTTTATTGCAATGCCACATGATTTTCAATCCTTCTATGTAAAACGTAAACAGGACAGGGTTATTAATGTTAGAGGAAGGTCGTTACATAAATGGATTTCTTCTATTGAACCTGTTTCTGAAGAAGATTGTATGTGTATAACTATTAATAAGAAAGACGGGTTATATCTGACAAATGATTTTATTGTCACTCATAACAGTGCGTTAGTTAGTTGGTTGATATTATGGTCGATGAGTACGTGTGTGGATTGCAAGGGGGTAGTGACTGCGAACACGGAGGTGCAGTTGAGGACGAAGACGTGGTCGGAGTTAGCGAAGTGGCACAGGTTAGCTATAAATGGTCACTGGTTCAAGTTGACTGCTACGGCGTTATTTCGGGATGACGCGTTGCATGAGAAGACATGGCGGGTGGATCAGGTTCCGTGGAGTGAGACTAATACGGAGGCGTTTGCTGGTATGCACAACAAGGGTAAGCGGGTGTTAATGATATTTGATGAGGCATCGGCTATACCTGATGTTATATGGGAGGTTTCTGAGGGAGCGATGTTGGATGAGGATACTGAGTTGATATGGGCGGTATTTGGGAATCCAACGAGGAACACTGGCAGGTTTAAGGATTGTTTTGGCAAGTATCGGCATCGGTGGTTGACCAGGCAGATAGACAGCAGGAATTGTAAAGTAAGCAATAAGAAGAAGATACAGGAGTGGATAGAAGATTACGGTATTGATTCGGATTTTGTTAAGGTACGTGTTCGTGGTATGTTTCCTGCTATGTCTGCGAAGCAGTATATATCTGTTGAGGATGTGGATAAGGCGTTTGGTAAGAGTTTGAGGCCGGATCAGTATAGGTTTGCGCCGAAGATATTGGCGGTTGATCCTGCGTGGAGTGGTGATGATGAGATGGTGATAGGTTTGCGGCAGGGTTTAGCGTTTTCTATTTTGAGGACGATACCGAAGAATGATAATGATTTTCAGGTAGCTTCGCTGATTGCTTCGTTGCAGGATGAGCATAAGGCGGATGCTGTATTTATAGATGCCGGTTATGGCACGGGCATAGTGAGTGCAGGCAGGACTATGGGGCGGAATTGGCGGCTGGTGTGGTTTAGTGAGAAGTCGAACGATAAGGGTTGTGTGAATAAGCGTGCCGAGATGTGGAAGTTGATGAAGGAGTGGTTGAAAGATGGCGGTGCTATCCCCGGCGATCATGTTTTGTATCAGGATTTGATAGGGCCGGAGACTATTTTTCGGAGTGACGGCAAGGTACATCTTGAGAGCAAGGAAGACATGAAAAGGCGGGGCATATCATCTCCGAACAGGGCTGACTGCTTGGCTATATCGTTTGCGTTTCCGGTGCAGAGTACGATGCCGAATGTAGGTGTTATGGCGAAACTGAACAAAGAAATGAATGATGAATGGAATATATGGGAGTATCTGAATAGCTGATGGAAGTCCGCAGGATAACAAAGAAGGACATACCGAAGATTGTAGAGATGGGTCTGCTCATGTTTGAGGAGAGTGCTTACAGTGTTTTGGAGTATTCGCCTGAGAGATGTGTTGATTTGTGTAATCGGGTGATAGATGACAAGTCGTATTTAGGTATCGTTGTGCTTGATGGTGAACAGATATGCGGGATGCTTGGTGCGTATATCGGCATGACGGATTTTACCGAGGATTTAATCGCCAACGACATCCTTATATATGTATTGCCTAAGTACAGGGGTACGGCTGCATTCCCGTGGCTGTTCCGGTTTTTTATGGAATGGGCTGGTATGAACGGCGCGAAGCTAATGTTATTAGGCACTTCAGCGGGTATAAACTCAGGTATGGTTGGGCGGCTCTATCAGAAATACGGATTTACCCCGGTAGGTGGTATATACCGGAAGGAGGTATAATATGTGCGGTGGTGGAGGTTATCACGCGCCGAAGGCGGCAGCGGTTCCTGAAGAAAGTGATGAAGAGGTACAGGCGGCATTGGAAAGGGAGCGGGAGCTTGCCAGGAAGCGGAAG